AGGAATATATAAAGTTGCTTGGAGAGCTGATCAAGGTTGTACAGCCATTGGAAGAAATGACTGGATATCCAAAGGCGAACGAGGTGACTCAAACTATAGATTTGCAATATATTCAAACAAATATGTGCCATTAATACTTGGAATAAAAGGAAGATCTGGAATAAGAATACATGAAGGCACAAGTGTAGCATGGTCAGAAGGATGCTTAGTTCTTGGAAAAATGACAGGAAATGGTGACATTAAATCACATCTTACTAACACTTGGGAATCATGGAAATCATTGTATGACTATTGCTTGGGATGTGAATCATGCCAAATAGTGTATTATCCATCAAACCAAAATGGACTACAAAATGAACAAAATAATGAGACAACATTAACATGAGTAATTTATTCAACACAGCACCTTGCTTAGACACTTGCAATCCTATACAGATTGTCAATATAAATATGGCTATAAATGACATAGATGACATAAGAATATTTGACAATTGCAACAATGTCTATGACTTGACAAAGACCACATTAGCTTATAGCTTAGATAGCATTTGTTGGTCTTGTTTCATGAGCTATAATGCATTCATAGCAAATACTGCTGAATTAGATACTGATTTCTATGTAAGGGCAAAAATAAATGGAGTAGTTGGTGGAGTAACTGATGCAGAAGGTGAGCCAATGGATTACTCAACTTCACTTGACTCTGGATTCAATTTCTCTTATTGCTCTACAACAACTTCGTCAAACTTGTATAGCCCATATGCTAACATGGACTCAGCAATTGGACTTCAGGCGCAAATGGTAGAGAATGTTGCTTGCATGTTTGGAATACCAATATACTATTTCAAGTTGGCTCCTGAAGCTGGTTCTGCTGATGTCACATTCAAAGAATACACATTAATGAATGTTGTTGATGTGAAGCAAATAAAGATGATTGTAACAGACAACCAAATGCCATCATCCAAACCTGAATTCAATGACTGGGGACTTGATTGGCAAACAGATTGGGAGAATGAGATATCTAAAGGAATGTTTGCTACAGCATTTGGTCCAACCGCTCAACCACAAGAAGGTGACTTGATATATGTCCCTATGATGAAACGAATGTGGATGGTGAATGAAGCTTATGAAGAAAAGAAAGATGCTTTCATGTGGAATGCTACAACTTTCAAAGTCACATTAGTGAAATACCAACAAAAAGACTCTGTAAATCTTGGATTCTCAGAAGACACTATTGAGTCATTAGTCAAAAACACTTATGAGACATTGTTTGGAGACAATGAGTCATTAGACAGCAATGAGGCAACTTTAGAGACTCCAAAATACAATCCTAACAACTTGTACTCAGTTGCTGAAAGTGATGCATTCAGAAAATACATATCAACTGACACAATATCATTCCTCAATGGAATATTGTACTATAAAGGAACTATGATAGCAGACAACAAATATTTGTTCAACTGCTTGAAACAGTCAAACATTGTGTATCAAAAACTGTTCTGTGGAAATGATGGCACAATATCATTCATAATTACACCTAAACCAGCTGTGTATTCTGGCACTTTGTTGGATGTTGCAGGAATCTCATTGTCTATCAACCAGACAAGAGAAACAACTACTATAACTGTTGACAATCTTAGTTCTTGCTCAATAGAGTTGCAAAACAATGAGACATATTTTGTGTATTTGAGATGGTCAAGAGACATGAACACTTGTGAGTTCTCATTTGCTAAATACATGCATGCTGACATGCCATTGTACAAACTACAAAACTACCATTGGTGGTTTGACATGGACAACATGACAAGAATTGTCTCAAAATATGACATTGAGATGATTCAAGACAAAAAAGGAGAAATAATACTACATACATTCAATGGAGAAATAACAAACATAAAAGTGTTTGAGATGTATGTCAATAGTGAAAGTGAGATACTCCAAATGTACCCAAACAACCAACATCTTCTTGTGAATGACACTGCAAGAAAGCTTATAGCTGGAGATGGATTCATAAACAAATAATTACAAACAACATATCAATTATAGACTGCAGCAACAATTGCTGTAGTTTTTATTTTTATATATGAATACAATAGTAAGCATAGTTAATGAGCTATGTAAACAAAATAGAAACATCGAATATGTCATTCTTAGATCTATGAAGAATGAGTACTCATTCCAACCAAATTATGAAAGATTGGATGTCGGTGATGTCGACTTGTTTGACAATGTTGTAGTCAAAAAAATGTCATATTACACAAATGAGAACAATATATGAATACATAAATGAGTCATTAAGTCAAGCAAAGGTTGACAAATATGATGCTATTGTCAGAATGATTGGTGGCTCTAAGATAACTAAAGAGACTATAGAGACAATGCTTAGCAAATTAAACAACAATGAACTCAAAGAGATGTCAATTTTCTTGAGTGACAAAGACATGTCTAGTTTCATAGCATACAAGCCAAATGATGATGACTTCTTGAAAGATGACAACAAAGATAAAATTTGCAAAATGCTTTCAGAATATCTTTTCAAAAACATATCGGCAAACTAAAAATTTTATTTTTTAATAAATTAAACTTTATATAAACAATGGGAGCTTTGACACAAGATGAAAAAGATAGTTTGTTTGATAGCTTGTTTGTATCTTCAGAAATAGGAGATGAATATGACTTAGCTGACAAAGTTCTTGAGACTCCTGTCTTAGCAATTGATCTAGACTCAATTAATTCTGAAGCTCAGCATCAAGCAAAAATCATAACAGAAAGACTAAGTAACTATTATTTCGACCAGAAATACATAGACAACCATCCATACATTCCTTCAAAGATAATGCAAGAGATGGACAACATTCGTAGATTGCTTAAGATGTTGTCAATCAATGAGAAAGCACAAGATGTGCTTATATCAAGCATTAGCATGAACATGGGTAAAGGAACATTATACACTAACTTGACTCAATTGCAAAACTCAATGATAAACATACAAAACCAATTGAACAATCTTACTGCTCAATTGGAGAACATATTCAAAGAAATGCAAGCAGAGTGCGAAAAGACATTTGCAGAAAAGCCTAAAGATGAGCCTTCTGAAGATGGAACTATAACTGTGAGAGGATCTAAGGAATTCATTGAAGCATTGAATGCACAACTTTATCAAAAGAAAGAAGAAAAGTCTGAAGAGACAGCTGAAACAACATATGTAATATCTAATGGAAGCTATGTGAACACTGAAACAGGTGAAATCATGGATGCATCTACAGGAGAAACAATTGAAGGTGAAGCAACATACTCAGATATAGTTGCCGTATAATTATTGTGTGATTTTTACATTTGTTTAATATGTTATTTTTAATTAAATACATTTTTCATTTTTGGTGTTTTTTATCCATTTTTGAAAAAGTTATTATTTATATAGAAAAAAGAAATATACCAAATATTCAATATATTACAATATGACAAAGAAATGCTTAGTATTTGAGACTCTTGGTAATGTAAAGAACTTACAGATTCAAGAATCATCAAATGACAATGAAGTACGTCTTAGTGGTGTCTTTGGTGTATGTGGTATAAAGAATGGCAATAACAGAATATATGACAAAGAAAACTATGGAAAAATGGTTGAGTCTTTGCAAAAAGTTATAGCCACTGAAGGTTGTCCTGGTGAATTGGAGCATCCAAACACAATGAATATTGACTTGAACAATGTGTCTCACAAGATTGAGTCAATTGAAATGAATGAGGATGGAACAATTACTGGTACAATATTGCTTTTGGACACTCCAAAAGGACAAGTTGCTAAAGCAATAATCAAAGGTGGTTTGCCACTTTACATATCATCTCGTGGTGCTGGTAACATTGATGAATCAGGCCATGTGACATTAAGCACTATCAAGACTTATGACTTAGTTGGAACTCCAGGTTTCTCACAAGCAAAACTTAAGTTGAAAAGTAATCAAACATTGGAATCTTTGAATGAATCCTTAGACGATGGAAACATTATGTACGCTATTATCGAAGATGGTCTTTTAGGTGATAGTGATGATAAAGACAAAGACAAGGACAAAGACAAAGATGAAAAGAAAGATGATAAAAAAGATGAGAAATCTTCTGATGACAACAAAGAAGAAAAGAAGGATGATGAAAATGAAGAAAAACCTTCTGATGACGACGAAAACAATAACAAAAATAAAGAAGATAATACTACAATGAATGAAATTAAACAATCAATTGACAAGCTTACTGAAAAAGTAACTCAATTGGAAGCTGAACTTCATGTAGCTCAAGAATCTTTAGAAGCAAAGGATGCAGAAATACAATCTCTTACTGAAAGACTTGACAACGTCAAAGAAACTAACTATGGCGCTATTGAGACTTGGGTAAAAGAAGAGTTTGCTCCTGAATTCAAGAATGAACTTATTGAAACTGTAGCAGAAAATCATGATGACATAAATGAATCTATAAAGAATTATGTCGTTGAAGAGTTTGCTCCAGTGTTCCAAAATTGGGTTTGCGAAGAGTTTGCTCCTGAAGTACAAAATTGGGTTTGCGAAGAGTTCGCTCCTGAAGTTCAGAACTGGGTATGCGAGGAATTTGCTCCTGAAGTTCAGAACTGGGTATGTGAAGAGTTTGCACCTGAAGTACAAAATTGGGTTTGCGAAGAGTTTGCTCCTACTGTAGAAGGCTGGATTACTGAAGAGTTCGCTCCTACTGTTGAAGGTTGGATTACTGAAGAGTTTGCTCCTGAACAAGAGAACAAGATCAATGAGAATGTCAATGAATTTATTGAAGCTCAAAAAGCTGGTAAATTGGACGAGATTGATGCTTTGTTAGAGACTTTAAGTTCTGACAAAGATGCTGCTCTTGAAATCATGAAAGAAGAAAAAGCAAAAGACAAGTATGCTGGTGTATATGTTGTTGAAAACATGCCTGCACAATACAAGCCATTATGGAATGGTTTGAATGAGGAACGTCAAGCTGAAATCTTGAGAACCTCTAAGGTTTATGATTTCACTAAAGAAGGTGTACTTGAGTCATTCTGGGACAGTGTTACTTTCAGTAATGAAGGAAATGCTGCTACACAACAAGTAAATGAAAACAAAGACATTAGAAACAACTATTACAACAATGTCGTTGCTCAAATGAATAGATTCCGTGGCATTTAAGTTCCACTTTTTTCATTAGGTATAAATTCATTTATTTTTATTTAAGTTTTAATTTGATTAATGCTTAAAACATAATTAATGCTTAAAACATAATTAAGAAAATAAAAAGAAAAAACATAACAAATAAATTTTTTAGTAAATTAAAATGTTTATAACTGAACAAAACGGTGCACAAATGTGGACCAAGATATTGAAAGAAAATTTCAATGTTACAGATTCTGACAAATTAAAATGGGTTAGCGAATATGCTGCTATCCATGAAATTCATGAATCTCAAATCGGTGTTGGTGGTATGGCAATGGGTCCAGATAATGGTGGATTCGTTCCTTCACAAGGCCTTAACCCAATCTATGCTACTCCATTGAACACTTTGGGCATGGGTAATCCTATGGCTCCTCAGGATGTTCCTACTAACACTACTGCTCCTGGTGAATTCTTCAACCAAAGAGTTGGTTCTGGTGACATCCCAGTCTCTACCCTTCCAATGGCTTTGAATATTGCTCTTATGACTATCGGTCTTGAGCTTCTTCCAGTTGTCAATGCTAAAGGTCCTTGGACAATGTTGTCATACATGGACTTCCCATACGCTGGTGGTAAGATGGGTCGTAGAAATGAGATCGCTGGTATTGATGGTATTGGTGAAGGCAATGAGAACAAACCTTTATATGTCAAGTTCACTGGTGCCGTTAAGAACGTAACTACTGATGATACAACTGGTGAGACTACTATTGAAGCTCTTACTGTAGACGACATCACTAAACTTAGACAAACTGTTGATGGTACTGACGTCACTATCAAAGGTAAAGATGCTACTGGTACTGAAGTAACCTTCGCTGGTAAGTTCAAGTGCTTAGGCCGTATGGACGGTGGTATCATTGTTGCTGTTTCTGAATGCAAAGCTGGTGCTGACAATGCTGCTATTATGGACTTGTTTGGTGCTGGTGAACCTGCATCTTTGACCATTGGTGATGTAACTGGTTATGTCCAAAACGTTGACTTTGCACAAACAATGGTTGACTTCGTTGATGGTTTCGCTAACTTCGCAACTGGTAAGAAAGAAGCTATGACCAGAGCTCAAAACGAGACTGGTACTGGTAATGTTATTGGTTTGAGATTGTTCAGCAAGTGGATCCAAATGGGTTCATACGAAGTTACTGGTACTGTAACTCGTCAACAACTTCAAGACCTTCCACTTTATGGTGTTGATGCTGTTGCTAAGGTTATGGAAGCTCTCCAAAACGAAATCACTCAAACTATCAACCGTCGTATCCTTGACCACGTCTTTGCACTTGGTGTAACTAACGCTCTTCAACAAAGAAGCTATCAAGGTCTTGACCTTAACTTGCAAATGGGTTCAACTGACATTGATATGAAGGATACTATGATTAAGGATTACACTGACATTTACGGTGTTGATCACAAGCAAACTTGGGGCGCAATAAAGAACGCTGAAGTTTTGACTTCTGCTGAAAACTTGCATACTCGTCAAAGAAGAATCTCTTCAAGAATCCTTGCTGCTGCTAACTTCATTCAAGTAAGTGGTCGTAGAGGTAGAGCAACTTGGGCTGTCACTAACGCTAAGATTGCTACTGCATTGCAAGATGTTTCTGGTTATGTAGTTGCTCCTATGGTCAACAATCTTGCTCAAGATGGTTCACAGAACTTGTATCTTGGTGGAAGACTTGCTGGTCTTAACATCTATGTTGATCCTTACATGGATTGGGATGACACTCGTATTTGTGTTGGTCGTAAAGGTAATGGTAACGAACCAGGTGCAATCTTTATGCCTTACATCCTTGCTGATACAGTTTCAATCACTGCTGAAGGTACTATGGCTCCTAAGATGTTGGTTAACAGCCGTTACACTATTGCTGATGCTGGTTTCTATCCAGAATCACAATACTACACATTCTGTGTTAACTCAGACTTTGATATAATCTAATCTTAGATTGTATTAAGAAATAAGAGGCAAACCTCTTGCCTCTATAT